GCTGGTATCCAGTCTAAGGTCTATGATGATGAAGATGGCACGTATGTCACGTTCAAGCGTCCCCAGACGAAGCTTATCAAGGGTGTTCTCAACGAGTTTTCGCCGCCCAAAATCTTCGATGTTAACGGTAACTGTATCGTTGACTACAAGAAGTCCGCAGACGGTACTAATTTTGAGCGCGTGGGGAAGCCCGTACTCATTGGTAATGGATCAGTCGTTGAAGCTACCGTCACGGTATACGATACGCAGATGGGTAAGGGACAGCGTTTGGAATCTATCAAGATCATTGATCTCATCGAATATGAGGGTGGGTCTGGTTTTAGTGACTCTATCACGAAGTCTCCCCCGAATACGGGAGCACCTTCGATTACTCCTTGGTCGTGAAACTCTAGGTAAATTGGAAGATTTTTATTGGCGAAAAGTATTGAAACGCTCGTCGAAGACATCCAAGCAGTCTTGGAAACAGGATTACCCGAAGGTGTTCCAGACGAAATAGCTGACGAGTTTGGCCGTAACATGGCCGAGCTACTTAAGCGCCGCATGGGGAAGAGGGACGATACAGTCTCTCTCCGCATGTCTAACATTGGTACACCCTGTGATCGAAAGCTTTGGTTGCAGATTAATCAGGGAGAAGAGAAAGAAAAGTTCTCTGCCTCCGATATCCTCAAATTCTTTTATGGAGATTTAATTGAAGAAGCTCTCTTGGCGATTGCTCAATTGGCAGGTCATTCCGTCACAGGAAGACAAACTACCCTTAACATTGGAGGAATTGAAGGGCACCGAGACGCGGTGGTTGATGGAGTTACCATCGATGTCAAATCCGCTAGTGCTTATTCTTTTGCAAAATTCAAATCAGGAAAACTACGTGACGACGATCCCTTTGGCTACTATGATCAACTCCAGTCTTACATTGAAGCAGGACAATCAGATGAATTGGTCACTGACAAGCTTCGAGGGGGATTCCTCGTTGCTGATAAGGTGCTCGGCCACTTAACTCTTGATCTACATCCTTACGATCCAGCCTACAACATCAGTAAAGAGTACGAACGTAAGAAAGAAATGATTAAGGGATGGATGGTTCCTGCTCGTGGATTCCCTGCTGTCCCTGACGGTCTGAGTGGTAATATGAAACTTGGCACATACTGCTCATACTGTAACGTAAAGAACTTGTGCTACACTAACCTGAGGACTTTTGCTTATGCTGCTGGTCCTCGTTTCTTAACCGTTGTAAAAAAGGTCCCTGAGGTCCCTGAGGTCTAAAATGGATTTCGACGTAAATATCTCTATCCCTTCTTGGTATCCTGAATTAAAGAAACTTGTTGGTTTTGAAGAAGCTATTATTGCTGGTGGATTTCTTCGTGATCAAATCCTGAGTGCTTTGAATTATAAAGTACCATTCAAGGATATTGATGTCTTTATTCCACTCGGAATGCGTGGTAACTATGATCTTGCACGTAGTATTAGTTATCACAATGATCTCTTTATTGAGTTCTTGAGTAAACATAATTTTGATATGGCTACTCTCGAAACTAATAGTAATCGAGTAAAGGGAAGCACTTCTGCTACCCTACTTTACAAGATTAGGATCAAGTGGAAGACTGAGAATGTTTACGTTGAATTCATGTTTGTTAGGGAAACTGTACGAGGTTTTGCAACTCGGTATCCTGATACCTTCCCTGTAAACCTTCAGCAGATTAGCTACGATCAGAACGGATTACATCCTACAAAGATTTTCCTTGATGGACTTCCTAGGAAAAATGATTTCACAGAGAGGTATTCACCACCAATCTTTGAATTAGTTAATGATGTCACAGAAAAGAATTTACCAAAGATTATCGAGAAGTTCTCTAGACTCTCACAGTATATTCCTGAAATGCATTTCTCTCTAGGTGACTATCGACTCCAGAAAGTTGAGTGGGATGAAACCTTTATTTAATTATAGGAGACTAAATGAAACTCCCAAAGATCGGGAGGAAAAATGCACGTAGTCAGTTTGAATTTAACATGTACAAACTCATTAAGCATAATCTTCCCCGTGGTGCAGACCTAGGATACGAAACTGAAAAACTCACTTATACTCTCACGAAGGACTACCTACCTGATTTCGTTATTACCAAGAAAGATGGGTCTAAGATATATGTTGAGGCCAAAGGTCTTGGTCGAGCTTTTGACTATGACGCCCGAAGCAAGATGGTCGCTGTCCGACAACAGTACCCTGATCTTGACATCCGGATCATCTTCATGGCTGATCGGCCCTTTTCTAAAGGGGGCAAAATGCGTCCCAGTGATTGGGCTGTAAAGAATAAGTTTAAATTCGCAATTAACGAAGTCCCTGAAAATTGGTTTGACGAATAATGGAACTCCTTACTTTTGCTGTTATTATCATCTTTATGATTGTGGTCTTTTCATGAGTAACAGGGAAGGATACTGGAAAGAATATAAGCGTCCACCTGAATACTTTGTAAAAGCTGCTGAAGCACAACGTCAACGACGAAAAAATAATCCTGAAAAATATAAATTGATGGGTAAAACGTCTGAACGAAACCGAAAACTTAAAAAGTATGGTTTGACTAAGGATCAATATGATCTGATGTTGAATGCTCAGAATTTTGTTTGTGCTGTTTGTAAACAACCTAATAACACTACCCGAGATTGGCACATAGACCATGACCATAAAACTGGTATTGTTAGAGGTATTCTTTGTCACCACTGTAATTTAATGTTGGGTAATGCAAAAGACAGCCCTGAAACATTAAAAAGTGCAGTTCAATATTTGGAGTCCTTTACATGGGTCAAGTCCATCTCGTAATCCCTGATCCTCACGCTAATCCGGATTATAACAATGATCGCGCTGATCTTTTGTCAAAGCTTATCATTGATCTTCGCCCTGATGTTGTTGTTAACCTTGGCGATCAGTTCGACATGGCTAGCTTATCTGGTTACGACAAGGGCAAGAGATCGTTTGTTGGTAGGTCTTATGCTAATGATATCGAGTCCGGTCTGGAGTTTAGTGATCGTCTTTGGAGTCCAGTACGTGCTACTAAGAAACGTCTGCCCTATCGCGTCTTCCTAGAAGGTAATCACGAACACCGTATCGAAAAGGCTCTAGACCTTAGTCCCGAAATGGAAGGTACAATTGGTTTCAAGGATTTTGATCTTGATCGAGACTACGACGAAATTGTTAGGTATGAAGGGTCAACACCGGGCATTATCAATATCGACGGTATCGCTTATAGTCACTACTTTATTAGTGGGGTTATGGGCAGGCCAATTAGCGGTGAGCATCCAGCTTACAGCCTTCTTGCAAAGCTTGGGTCCTCTTGTACTGCTGGGCATCTTCATACAACCGATTATTGCGTTCGCACTAATGTCCACGGAGTAAAGCAACATGGCTTGGTTGCTGGCTGTTTCTTCGATTATAATTCTTCTTGGGCTGGGAATGCTAACGGGCTCTATTGGAGGGGGGTTATCGTTAAACGAAATGTTGATAATGGCAATTATGATCCTGAGTGGATTTCTATTGATCAGTTGAGGAAAGAGTATGGCACTTCTGTTTGATAAAGAAGGTCGTCGGAAGCGTTACCTTAATTCTACTCGTAAGCATAAAGAAGAACATATCAAAAAGATTAAGGCTCCTGTGAAGGAGCATAAGAAGAATAAGAAAGACTATACTGATGAAGACATTGATGGAGAAATTTCTTGACGAGTTCTTGACTGACTATTCGATTGAAGAAATCTTAGAGCAACTTGATCTAGATATCTATGAACTAATGGAAATGGCCTTTGACGAGGGCCTAATTGACGAAGACTTGGTAGAAAGGTTGCTCTAATGCCAGAGACTATTACTGTAAGTATCCCTAAGTCCTTTATTGAAAACACACTTCAGAGTGTAATGCAGCTAAAGGGTGATCTAAACTTGGAAGAGAAGATTACTATTCTCGATTGGATTATCAATGAGAGTTCTGGTGATCTTGATCTGCTTATCTCAAAAGAAAAGGTAGTGATGAATTGAAGACAGAATTTCAAATGTTGACCGATGCATTGAAACTTCTTGATGACGCAACTATCCCTACAGAGGATCGTACTGTAATGACTGTTGATTACTCTTACAGCCTTGAAGATTACCAGATTGATGCCTGTGAAACTCTTGGCCCTGATCGAGACATCAAGTCTCTTGCCCTTGGTGTCGGGGGTGAAGCTGGCGAAGTGATGGAGATCATCAAGAAGGGTACTCGCCCCGGTCGAGACATTGACCGAGAACACCTTAAGGAAGAGATTGGAGACGTCCTCTGGTATCTTGCTGTTCTTGCAGATACTCTTGATCTTGACCTAGAAGAGATTGCTCTGGAGAATATCCAGAAGCTTAAGGAGCGTTACGGTAACGACAGCCGGAGTACCGGCATTGGACGTTAAGTTAATTGATGTGATGGGTGACGATCTGCGGGTGGTTAACGCTGCCCGCGTTTCGTTTGATAAGGAAAGTGATTGGGATTATAATGTCTTTAAAACTGAAGGTGGTACGTATCCTGCACTGAGTGAAAAAGATCAAAAGTTAATCAACTACCTTGCCAAGCATAATCATTGGACACCCTTTAGTCATGTTCAGATTACGATGCGAGAAAAGGTTCCGATCTTTGTTGCTCGTCAACGCTTTAAGCACATGGTAGGATTTACGTACAATGAAGTATCTAGGCGATATGTTGACAGCCCTCCAGAATTTTTTATTCCCAGCATATGGCGAGGCGCACCAGAGGGCAATAAGAAACAGGGAAGCAGCGAAAAAGAGATTAAATTCTTAACTGATCTTCCTTGGTATGAAGGGCATGAACCGATTAAAGCTTCATATAATACTCACTTGAATAATTGTATGGAACTTTATCTTGTAATGATTGAAAATGGTGTCGCCCCTGAACAAGCGCGTATGATACTTCCTCAATCAATGTACACTGAGTATTATGTCACTGGTAGTCTTGCTGCATGGGCACGAGCCTATAAACTTCGGGCTGACGGCCATGCACAGAAAGAAATCCAAGACCTTGTCGTAATGTGGAATACCGAAATTAGTAAACTTGAATTATTGAAACACAGTTGGAGTGCATTAACAAATGGCACGTAAGCCTCGTAATTATAAGAAAGAAAATGCATGGGAGAACACTCCTGCACAGGTAGCTCGTCGAGTTGCACGTAATCGTGCTCGTCGTGAAGCTATTAAGAAGTATGGTAAGGCTGCCCTTAAGGGTAAGGAATTGGATCACGTAGGTTCTCATCGTACTGGTAGTCTTGATCATGTTCCGACTAGAGTCGTCAGTCGTCATGCTAATCGTATTCGTCAGCCTAAGCGTGGTGGGACTAAAAAGAAGTGAAAGCTATTGACGTAATTGAAATGGAACGCCAGATCAGCCAGAAGCAATTCGAGCGGATCATGGAAGAATTTGATAAGATCAGTGAATATATTGACAAGAACTTTAGTGAAGTTCAGTTTACTGTCGAGTTTAATGACGACAGTGGTAATCCAATTGATCCGGCGTTCCGTATTAAGTCTCGTGTGATTACGACCAAAGCAATGGATCGTGATGACCAGAGGCTCATCAAAAATGAATTGGTTATTCGTCCAAAGGATTGGAATGATCCGATCAAGATGAATATCTGGATTAGTAAACTTTACGAGTCTTTTACTAAGAGTATTTCAGACCAGATCAATAATTGGTACGCTCGTAAGAAGGTAGAAGGTACTGCTCTTTGACACCATATCAAGAATTTCTTTATAAGTCGCGATACGCACGATGGATTGATAGTGAGAATAGACGTGAAGATTGGCCCGAAACAGTTTCTAGGTATCTTGAGTATGTACGTACTCATGTGGCTAGCAATTATAATTTTGATATTAGTAACAATCTCTACGATGACCTTTACACAGCTATTCTCAATCTTGAAGTAATGCCTAGTATGCGGGCACTTATGACCGCAGGTAAAGCACTAGATCGAGACAATGTAGCCGGATACAATTGTAGTTACTTGCCAGTGGATGACCCTAAGTCATTCGATGAGGCAATGTATATTCTTCTCTGTGGAACAGGAGTTGGCTTTAGTGTCGAACGACAATACATCAACAAACTTCCTGAAGTCCCTGACGAATTGTTTGATAGTGGAACCACAATTCTTGTGGCTGACAGTAAGGCTGGTTGGGCTAAGGCCCTCAGACAACTTATTGCTCTTCTCTATAGTGGAGAGATACCCAAGTGGGATATCACTAGAGTTCGACCTGCTGGTGCCCGACTCAAGACGTTTGGTGGACGAGCTTCTGGCCCGGCACCATTGGAAGAACTTTTCCAGTTCGTCATTGGAAAGTTTAAAGGAGCTAGAGGACGAAAACTTAACTCCCTTGAATGCCACGACATCATGTGTAAGATTGGTGAAGTGGTCGTTGTGGGGGGTGTGCGCCGGAGTGCGATGATTAGTCTGAGTAACCTCAGCGATGATCGTATGCGTAATGCCAAGACTGGTCAGTGGTGGGAACACAATGGTCAGCGAGCCTTGGCTAATAATAGTGTGTCCTTTACGGAGAAACCAGATGCCGAAGCATTCATGGAAGAGTGGCTTAGCCTTGTCAAGTCCAAAAGTGGTGAACGAGGAATCTTTAACCGTGAGGCTGCTCGCAAGCAAGCTGGACTTAACGGACGCCGAAAGACGGATTTTGATTTCGGTACTAATCCCTGTAGTGAAATCATTCTTAGACCGTACCAGTTCTGCAACCTTACGGAAGTTGTCGTCCGAGCGACTGACACAGTTGATGATCTTATGCGCAAGGTTGAACTCGCATCTATCCTTGGAACATTCCAATCGACATTAACCTACTTCCCGTATCTTCGTAAGATTTGGAAAGAGAATACCGAAGAGGAACGCCTACTCGGTGTCTCTCTTACTGGTATTATGGATAGTGAATTAATGAATGGTAAGACATTGGGTCTTGCTGAACTCCTAAAGGATTTACGAAATGCCGCTATCAAGTCAAACGCAAGCATGGCTAGTAGTCTCGGGATTAACCCAAGTACTGCTATTACTTGTGTCAAACCTAGTGGGACTGTCAGCCAGTTGGTTGATTCCTCTTCTGGTATTCATCCCCGCCATTCCTCTTATTATATCCGATCTGTTCGTGCTGATAACAAAGACCCGCTAACTGATTTCCTAAAGGATAGTGGTGTCTACAATGAGCCTGACGTTATGAAGCCTACACAGACTACTGTGTTCTTCTTCCCGACTAAGGCTCCTGAAGGTGCAGTTACTCGTAACGATATGACTGCAATTGAACAGCTTGAACTCTGGAAAACTTATCAGGAGAATTGGTGTGAACATAAACCTTCAATCACTGTTACGGTTCGTGAGTCAGAGTGGCCGCGTGTCGGAGCTTGGGTGTTTGACAACTTCGATATGGTGTCAGGCGTGTCGTTCCTACCACATAGTGACCATACATACAAGCAAGCTCCGTATGATGAATGTGATGAAGCACGATACAACGAAATGCTTGCTAGGACACCCCAGTCTATCGACTGGAGTTTACTTCAGAAGTACGAAGTAGAAGATGGGACGGTTGGTAGCCAGACGTTGGCTTGTGGACCAGAAGGTTGTGAGGTAGTTGATCTTGTTTGAGATATACGGACGAACGACTTGTGTTTGGTGTGATCAGGCGAAACAGCTTTTGGATAGTCATGATCTTGATTGGGTTCTTTATAATGTCGAGACTTCTATAGAACACTTGACTAGATTTAAAGAACTTTTCCCTGGAGCAAAGACAGTCCCACAGATTGTCTACAATGGTGGCTACATTGGTGGCTACACTCAGTTAGCGGAGTTTCTTCATGGCCCAGCAAGCCCTGTATCAAAACATAGTTGAAAGCCAAATCTTTTTTACTCAGGCTGAAGCTTCTAAGTGGGGTAATGAAAAGAAGGCAGAATATAAGACAGCCGGTATGGTTGTTAAGGTAGATATTAATCCTGTAGATGCTACGAGGCGACGATGGAAAGCGGACTTATTCCTGAAGGTCTAACTCCACTAGAACGACAAGTTGGTGGAGATCACTATAAGAAGATGGGTATTCAACCTATCGAGTATATTCTAGCTAACAATCTTGGCTTCTGTGAGGGTAATGCAATCAAGTACATTACTCGTTATGGACAGAAAGGTGGTAAGCAGGATATCCACAAAGCAATTCACTATCTTGAAATCTTGTTACAGACTTTAGAATAACAAAAAGCCCCCGAGATTAACCCGGGGGCTTTATTTTTATTTCATCTTTTTGTTTGCCCAACTCTGTAGATCAGCAACAGTCATTCCAGTAAGGAATGG